CAGGTGGCGCTGGACGTGACGGCCATCACGCCGATCCGCTCGATCAAGCACACGCTGGCGGAGATCGACCGCACCAAGTCCGCCCTGCAAGAGGCGTACATCTCCGCGCGCAAGAAGCAGGTGGAGTTGAAGCGCAAGGAGGCAGAGCTTGCCGCCGCCACCGAAGCCCTCGACCGCGAGATGCTGGAGATCGAAATCCTCGAAATCCAGAGCCAGCTTGACGGCACCCAGAACCACGTCAACGGCGCGCTTCGCAAGATGAACTTCTTCGCCAATCAGCACAAGCAACTGCTGGAGAAGCTCGGCAGGGACGAGATCACCGAAGAGGATTACGAGCGGGAGGAGTGCCGCTACCACATCATGACCTGCATGAAGCAGGGCCTCAACGCCGCCCGCAGCCGCAACGGCGTGATCGACGAGGGCAACATGATCTACCTCTTCGATCTGGGCATCAACGCCGCGCAGGCGCAGGCCGAAGTCTTCGCCTACCTTAGCCTTGAGAACGAACTCATCAGTCAGGGCAAGGCCCCCACGCACGAGATGACCGTCCAGTGGCTTGAGGCGTGCGCCGACAAGTGGGCAGACGATCCCGCCAAGTTCGCCGCCTATCGCGGCTTCAGCCTGCTCGACCGCCAGAGCCTGACGAACGTCCCCCAGATCACAGGTGAGTGATGCACCTCGTCATCGGCACGCCCTGCTACGGGGGCATGATGTGCACCGAATACACGCAGAGCCTTCTGGCTCTCAAGGAGGCGTGTATGCAGTACGACATCAAACTGACCTGCATCTTCCTCGGCAATGAGAGCCTGATCCAGCGTGGGCGCAACACCATCGCCCACCACTTCCTCGCGATCCCTGACGCCACCCACCTGATGTTCATTGACGCCGACCAGCGTTTCCGGGCGAACGACATTGCCCTGATGATTAAGGCCGACAAGGGCATCATCGGCGGCCCGGTGCCAATGAAAGGCATGAACTGGGACCGGGTGCGTCAGGGTGCAGTGCTAGGCCACAAGAACCTCGCCGCGCTGTCGGGCATCTTCAATCTCAACAAGCTCGACGGCCACGACATGGTCAACGCAAACGAGCCGTTTCAGGTCAAGCACATTGGCACCGGCTTCATGCTGATCCGCCGCGATGTGTTTGAAGACCTTGCGCCGCACACCCAGACGTACACGAACGGCGGCGCGAGCATCCCGGACAACCAGCCCGTCTACGACTTTTTCCAAGTCGGCGTGACGGACGGGCAACTGCTGTCTGAGGACTATCATTTCTGCCACGAATATCGTACACACGGAGGGACGGTCTGGGCCGCGCCGTGGTGCGAGCTTGGGCATTTTGGAGCGTACTGCTTCTCCGGCGTCTACGCAGCATCGGAGGGCGGTACGAAGCACTGAGGTTACCCATGATCGAGCAGCTCATCAGCCGGGTCTTCTACGCCCGCAACCTCGCGCACTACGAGCACTGGCGCACGAAGAGCTACGCCCAGCACAAGGCGCTGGGCAAGTTCTACGACAGCATCATCGAGGCGCTCGACGCGCTGGTCGAGGCGTATCAGGGCCTCAACGGCCTGATCGGCAGCATCCCCTCGCCGACAGACACCAAGGGCGACAGCCTCAATATCCTCAAGGCGGACGCCGAGTGGATCGAAGCCAACCACGAAGAAATCAGCGGAGGCAACCGTGCGGTCGCGAACCTCATCGACAACGTCACGGGCATCTACCTCTCGACGATCTACAAGCTCGAAAACCTCCGATAATGATGGTCGACATCAACACAATCGTAACCGTCCTGACATTTCTGGGTGGCTTGATCGGTGTATGGACGACGCTGAGCAGTCGGCTGACGAAGCTGGAGACGCGCCTGCAGTTTGGCGACGAGCGCTTTCAGTTGATCGACCGCCGGTTTGATGAAATGATCACTCACCTGAGGCGCATTGAAGATCGTCTGCAGCAGGTGGCTGACCGACCACTTAACTGAAGGGGAGGCCTCATGAGCTTCTGGGATCGCTTTGAAAGCAGCCGCGAGGGCATCGAGGACACGGTCGAGTTCACGATCCGCGTGGCGGTAATCACACTGGCCTGCGTCGTGCTGGTCGTCGTGGCCGCACTGGTCGTAGGCCTGTTCGCGTCCAATGACGTGGTGGACAGCGACAAGGTGTTCGAGATCGTCGGCCCCGCGTTCAACATGGTCATCGGTGCGTTCGTCGGTCTACTGGGTGGCCTGAGCCTCAACGCTAATGCGCGTGACGCGAAGCCGGAAGAGCCCGCCCCGGTCGAGCCTGAGCCGCTGCCAGCACCTGAGCCTGAGCCTATGGCTGCTGCGCCGGAGCCTGAGGCCGACGAAGACGACGACGAAATGGCCCCGTGGGAGAAGTACCGCAACGACCTGCGCTACGACGCCAACGGCGACGGCGTGGTCGACGAGGACGACTTCCCGGACTGGCGTAATCCGAGGGCGTAATGGCTGGCAATCTTTCTACCGTTGAACTGATCGGTCAGCTTTGGCCGATTGTTCTGGCATTCATTTCGCTGGTGATTATCCTTGCCAAGATGGACGTGCGCGTCGCCGTGGTTGAGGAGAAGGTCAAGGCGCTCTTTGATCTGTGGAACAAGAAATGAGCCTCGCAAACCTCCAGCAGAAGATCGGCGTCACCGCTGACGGTGCGTTCGGACCGGGCACGTTCAAGGCGGCGGCTGCCTACTACAAGCTGAACAAGAACCGCGCCGCCCACTTCTTTGCCCAGACGGCGCACGAGAGCGGCAACTTCACGGCCTTCAGTGAGAACCTGAACTACGGCGCGAAGGGCCTGCGCGGCATCTTCGGCAAGTACTTCCCCACGGAAGCTATGGCCAAGGCGTATGAGCGCCAGCCGCAGAAGATCGCCAACCGCGTCTATGCCAGCCGCATGGGCAACGGCGTCGAGGCATCCGGCGACGGCTGGAAGTACCGTGGGCGCGGCGCGCTGCAGCTTACGGGCAAGGCGAACTATCAAGCGTTCTCGGACTACATCGACCGCCCGGACGTGATGGAGAACCCGAACCTCGTGGCAACTGAGCTGTGCTTCGAGAGCGCCCTGTGGTTCTTCGACAAGAACAAGCTCTGGTCTATCTGCGACCAAGGCATCAACGACGCCGCCATCCTTGCGCTGACCAAGCGCATCAACGGCGGTACGCACGGCCTCGATGACCGCAAGGCTAAGACGAAGAAGTTCGCCGGGTGGCTGCCGTGAACGTCAACTGGGGCGACATCCTGAAGGGCGCTGTGCCCATCCTGATCGCCTGCATTGCGTGGCTGCTGGGGCAGGTGAACACCTTCGAGACCCGACTGACCAAGATCGAGGCGTCGATGCCTGTCCTCATCACGCCAGACGGCGTACCCACGGACAGCCCGCTTTCGGCGCGCGAAAGAGGGGCGCTGCGTGAGCATCTGACAGGCGAAATAAACGACCTGAAAGTTCGCGTCGGGGTCATCGAGAGCAAATCTAAGTGAGGAGGCTACCATGAACCTGAAGAAACTGGCGCTCAACGCCGTCAAGAAGGAGGCCGAGAAGGCCGCCTTCAAGGGCGTCGTCGGAACTGTGCTACCGACCGACAAGAAGCCGACCCTCTCCAAGGGCAAGATGACGCTCGGTGCCCTCGTGCTGGCCATCGCCGGCCTTGTGTTTGAGTACCTATCCTGACCGTGGCATTCTGCCCAAAACTGATGTAGGGTGCGCCGATGGCCACGACGATGACCTTCACGACGCTCCAGCAGGACGTGCGGCGCTACCTTGAGCGCGGCACAACCTATGCGTCTGACCCGGTTGTGTTTGAGCAAATCCCGCGCCTGATCAACCTCGCCGAGCGCCGCATCGCGCGCGAGCTCAAGATACAGGGCTTCATCAACGTCGTGACCGGGACGCTCCTCGTGGGCCAGTCGGTCTACGCCAAGCCCGACCGCTGGCGTGACACGGTGTCGATCAACATCGGCACCGGGGCCAACAGCAACAGCCGCAAGGTGCTGTTCACCCGCGCCTACGAGTATCTGCTCAGCTACTGGCCCGACCGCTCCCAGACGGAGGAGCCAATCTTCTACAGCGACTATGACTTCTCGCACTGGCTGATCGCGCCGACGCCGGACGAGGAGTACCCGTTTGAAATCCTCTACTACGAGCTGCCGCCGCTGCTTGACGATGTCGTGCAGACCAACTGGCTGACCGAATACGCGCCGCAGCTCCTGCTGTACGGGACGCTTCTTGAGGCCACGCCGTTCCTGAAGAATGACGAGCGCATGCCCGTCTGGCAGTCCATGTACGACCGTGCAGCCGCCATGCTCAACGGCGAAGACCTCGCCAAAATTCTGGACCGCTCGGCGGTCCGCAAGGAGGCGTGATGAGCAACACCTATACACAAATATTTGGTGGCACGACGATCTACCCGTCGGATGTGTCGTATCTGTCGCTGACGCTGACGGCCGACACGGCACTGGACTGGCCGCTGGAGAGCAACACGCTCCTGCAGCCGGCGGCGCGCATCATCGACGTGACGCCCACTGGCGTCTACTCGATCCTCATGCCGCCGGCCGACCAGACCGGCACCGGCCAGACCGTCCTGTTCAACAACCTCGGCCCGCAGACTGTCACCGTCAAGAACAGCGTGGGCGGTACGCTCCTGTCGATGGGGCAGGGCGAGCAGTGGCAGATATACCTGACCGACAACACCACTGCGGCCGGTTCGTGGCGCGTGTTCCGCTACGGCGCAGCCACGGCGCAGGCGCAGGCCTCCGCGCTGGCCGGCTTCGGCCTGACGGCGACCGGCTCGACGCTCTCGCAGTCCACGCCCGTCACGATCCTCAACACGAACTACACGGCTGGCGGCTCCGACCGCGCCACGATGTTCGTCTGGTCGGGCGGCCTCGGCACGCTGACGCTGCCGACAGCGGCGGGTGTCGGTGGTGACTATTTCATCGCCGTCCGCAACGGCGGTTCTGGCAACCTCGTCATCGACCCGCAGGGCCTTGAGACGATCAACGACGCAGCGAACTTGACCCTCGCGCCCGGTGACAGCGCCACGGCGGTGACGGACGGCACGAGCTGGTACACGCTGGGCCTCGGCCAGAGCGCGGTGTTTGCGTTCGACTACACGTCCATCAACCTCGCCGGCCTGAGCGGCAACTACACGCTGAGCGGCGCGGAACTGAACCGCATCGCCTACGAGTTCACGGGCGCTATTGTCGGTAACATCGACATCATCGTGCCGAAGACGACCCAGCAGTACTGGGTGACGAACAGCACGACGGGCGGCTCGTTCACCCTGCGCGTCAGGACGAACACGCAGTCGCCGGGTGTGCTGGTCGCTCGCGGCAGCCGCGCCATCCTCTACTGCAACGGTAACGACGTTGTTGACGCCGAGACGGGCGGCATTGCCACGCCGGTCGCTGTTGCCGACGGCGGCACGGGCGCAACAACGGCGGCCGGCGCTCGGATCAATCTGGGCGGCACCACCGTCGGCATCGGCGTCTTCACGGCTGTTGATCAGGCGGCGGCGCAGGCGGCCATCGGTGTCACCAGCGGCGGCGGTGACACTGCGGCCATCGTATTTGCGGTGGCGCTGGGGTAATGGCTGAGCGCATCGTCCAGATACGCTCGCAGCCGGGCATCAAGCGCGACGGCACCAAGTTCGAGGGCGACAACTACGTCGATGGGCAGTGGGTGCGCTTTCAGCGTGGCCTGCCGCGTAAGATCGGCGGCTACCGCGCGATCAGCAAGTATCTGCGCGAGGTCAGCCGCGCGATGCACGAGTTCACGCAGAACAACCTGACCTACGTGCACAGCGGTTCGGCCAACCTCGTCGAGCGCTTCTACATCGACAATGGCTTCAACACGTCCGTCATCACAAACCGCACGCCGTCAACGCTGGTGACTGACCCGAACAACATGTGGCAGTTCGACGCCATCGCCGCTCCGGGTCTTGGGGGCATGCAGCTTGTGGCGCAGGTTGCGCCGAACCTCGAGTGCATTTGCAACGCAGACGGCGGCCAGCTCTTCTACGGCGACCTGTTTGGCACCGCGCCGCTGCAGCCCGTGACCAACCTGCCGGCCGGCTACAACGTGTCGGGCGGTGTGGCTGTGCTGCACCCGTACACGTTCATCTTCGGCACCGACGGCTACGTGGCGTTCTCGGTGGCGGGCGACCCTACGGACTACACCAGCCTCGGCTCTGGCGCGGCGAACATCGCCTCGCAGAAGATCGTGCGCGGCATCGCCCTGCGTGGCGGGCCGGGCAACTCACCGTCTGGCCTGTTCTGGTCGGCCGATGCGCTGGTGCGCGCGTCGTTCATCGGCGGCGCGCCCGTGTTCCAGTTCGACACGATCAGCACGCAGAGCTCGATCCTCGGAGCGAACACGGTCATCGAGTACGACGGCATCTTCTACTGGGTGGGCACTGATCGTTTCTTAATGTTCAACGGCGTCGTGCGCGAAGTGCCGAACAACCTCAACCTGAACTACTTCTTCGACGGCCTCAACCAGTCGCAGCGCCAGAAGGTGTTTGCGATGAAGGTGCCGCGCTACGGCGAAATCTGGTGGTGCTATCCGCGCGGTGACGCCATCGAGCCGTCCCACGCCGTCATCTACAACATCCGCGAGAATACGTGGTACGACTGCGAACTGCCCAACGGCGGGCGCAGCGCGGCCGTGTCGCCGACGGTGTTCCCCAAGCCGATCATGACGGGCGTCGTGCCGAGCATCGCCTCAGATCAGGTGCGCGTCACTGAGGCCGACGACACGCGCATCACGGAGACGGACGACAACGTGCGCGTCACGGAAGACAGCGGCGTCGATCAGTACCGCCTGTGGGTACACGAGGTGGGCGTTGACGACATTGACGGGCTTAACCTGCAGCCCGTACTGAGCTACTTCGAGACGGCCGACATGTCGCTGCCTGTGACGAACCAAGAGAACAAGGCGCTGCAGGTGCTGATGATCGAGCCTGACTTCGTGCAGAGCGGCGACATGACGATGCAGGTGACGGGCCGCGCCAACGCCAAGGCACCTGAGGTGTCAACGGAGCCGCACACCATCTACGAGACGCCGCCGACGCCGCAGGATCAGGTCATCTATTTTAAGACACAGCGCCGCGAACTGCGCTTCCGCTTCGAGAGCAACACGCTCGGGGGCGATTACCAAATGGGCTTGGTGCTGGCGCATGTGCAGCCCGGCGACGGCACGGTCATTGGATGATCGACCCTCGCGGCATGGAATTGATTGATTGGGCCGACAGCGTTATACTGTCGGTTGGCGATGCGTGGGCGTTTGGTCGGCTTGACGACGAGAACGACTGGCAGGGTTGGGCTACAGGCTTTTTGAAGGCGTCACCCTTTTCAACACGCGCTGTACCAGACCCATATCAATTCGATGACTGGCGCGAGTGGGCCATGCGGGTCTATCCGATGCTGGAGGGACAAGGCTGATGTACGGCGAATACAGTTACGAAAACAGCCCCCTTGCCTCGGGGCCTTCCACGCCGGTGGCGCAGCCGATGGCGCAGCCGATGGCGCAGCCCACGGCGGCCCAGCCGGTGGGCGGTCTCACCGCCGCACAGCCCGCATTCGGCGATTACGACGACTACACCGGGCGCATGGGGCCGGATGGCGAGCCTGAGCGCTACAGCACCATGCGTGGCGGCGATCCGCGCGTCCGGCAGCAGCAGGAGTTGGCGGAGCGTGAGCGCCGGCTGCAAAACCCCATCACGCTCAGCTCGTGGATGACCGGCGCTAAAAAGGACGTGCGCGGCCTAGACCCGGCAAGCCAGATCACGCTCAACCCCGGCACGCAGTATCAAATCCGCGACTACACCGGCAAGAACGAGGGGCAAGTCATCGCCTCGGGCAGCACGCCTGAAGAGTTGCTGCGGCTGCAGGACGTTGCCCGTGGCCTCGCCAATCAGGGCCGCATGGCCGACTACCGGATCGAGCAAGTCGGTGGCACGCCGACTGGCGGCCTTGGCCAGTACCGCGACCCGACGACTGGCGAGGCGGTGACGCTGCTTGGCGGCGATCTGTACAACTCGCCGGGAACGAAAGTCGTCGGCGACATCCTCAAGATTGCTGCGCCTATCGCGCTTCAGTTCGTTCCGGGCTTTGGGACTGTTCTCGGGACTAAGCTCGGGCTGAGCGGCCTTGCGGCCAAAGCGGCAGGCGTCGGCCTGACATCAGCTCTAGGCCGCACTGGCGCTGGCCTCGTGACGGGCGAGAACATCGGCGAGGCGCTCAAGGCTGGCGCTATCGGTGGCTTGACCTCGGCGGCTACGGCCGGTTTGCTAGACAAGATTGGAGTTGATAAGGCTTTGAGCGGCGCTTCCGGCGCAAAGGGCGCTGCCGTAGGAACAAACTTCAGCCCCGTTCCCGGCGCGGGCGGCATGACCCGCATCCCGGTTGGTGCGCTCGCTAACTTGAAATCGTCAGTCATTCCGGCCAGTGCTTTTTCCGGTCTTGCCCCGAGTGCTACAGCGCCAATTGTTGTCACGGGCGTTCGCAACGCGGTTACTCCAGCCTTCTCCCAACTAGTGAGCGGTGCTGCAGCAAGCGGCTTTGACCCGTTCCTCAGTGACAACGCCGGCATGGTTGGCGATGGAACGACTGCGCCGGAACCGGCTGCAGCGGAAGAACCGGGGATTGTCGTCACGAGTAGGCCGTACCCAAATGTCGATCTGACTGGCGGTCTCGCTTCAGTACCTGTTTCCACTTTGCTTAACCTCGGTATCAACACCCCGACTGACGTGAGACTTGACGATACCGAAATTGATGTTGAGGGAAGGCGTATCCGCTCCGGCCGCGTCAGCGATGTTATTCCGGCTGCCACTGGTGCAGTCATACCTAACCAACCGCCACCTGTGGTTGATCCCGGCGACATTGTCGTCACAGGCAAAAAGGACAAAGATCTTGAGATCAACTCACCTTTTTCCGTTGCAGGGTCTGCCGTCCCCGATCTAACCAAGCCCAGTACGGACACCAAAGGCGATAACACCGGTGACAAGAAGAAGGACACCCTCGACAAGATAGCCGACGCCGCGACAATCGCGGGCCTCGTTATTCCTGCCATCGGTGCCCTTGCTGGCGGTGGCAAGGGCGGCGGTACCGGCACCTACACATCGGGCGCGGGCGCGCTCAACCCGATCTTCTCAGGCAAGCTGCCCACGCCCGGCGAAGGTGGCGCGTTCACAGTCGGTGGCCTCGGTCCCGCGACTGGTCCGAACCCGCTGGCCGCGCGGCCCACTGCGGACTGGTATCGCTACGCCATGGGCCCGGCGATGGACATTCCGGCTGGCATGGACCTGAGCGGGGCCACGTCGCCCTACGCGGGCTTCGGACCCGGCACACTGGGCCGCGAGACGTTCAACCGCGTCACTGGCCTCGAAGTCCCGCCGCGCCCCACCGGTTTCGAAGTCGCACCGAGCCCTACTGGCGACCTGACCAACCGAAAGGTTGGCGAGACGAAGGTCGTTGATGGCGACACGTATGTGTGGGGCGGAAACCAGAACGGTTGGCAGCGCCAGTACAAAGACCCGACCACTGGCGAGACCAAACTTTTCAGCGGTAATGGCGCAACAAGCGTAACCTCGCTCGCAGACATGCTGGCGTCGGGTATGGCCACTCAGCGGCCCGCAAATCAGCCGTTTTTCAAACAGAACCTGACGAATATCCCGGACTGGGCTAACACCTATCGCAACTGGCAAAACGCGATGAGGGGCGCGGGTGTTCCAGAGGCTGAGCGCTCTGCTGCAGAGCGCGAGTTTATGACCGCCCTTGAGCAGAGGCCCTTCGGAAACGCGAAAGAGCTTTTCGACTTTGCTCGCGGCCTGCTTGACCGCAGCAGGCGGCCAAAGGCGGCCGCGCGCGGCGGCCCGATGGGCTACTCGCGCGGCTCGTCGCGTGAGAGCTTCGCCGTGGAAGGCCCCGGCACCGGGCGCAGCGACGACATTCCGGCGGTGCTTTCGGACGGCGAGTATGTTATCGACGCGGAGACGGTCGCGCTGCTCGGCGACGGCTCTTCACGCGCAGGCGCGAAGAAGCTCGACGAGCTGCGGGTCAAGGTCCGCAAACACAAGGGTAAGAACTTGGCTGCAGGTAAGTTCAGCGTCAACGCAAAGAACCCCGAGGCTTACATGCGCGGAGGACGTATCTAATGGCCGATGTGAACTCCTTCATGGCCGAAGGGAAGGCGATCCCCGCCGGCTCGGCCTTGACCGACATCACCAAGCAGACGGTGCTGCCCGAGTGGTACTCTAACTACGCAAAAGACATCCTTGCTAACCAGCAGGTTGTCGCCGCGCGTCCGTTCCAAGAGTATGTGGATGCGGCCGGTAAGGTGATCCCGCGCGTTGCGGACTTCGCACCGGATCAGCAGGCGGGCTTCCAAGCCACCCGCGAGGGCGCGTTTACCTTCCGCCCCGAGCTTGGCACGGCCTCGGCCAAGACGCAGGACATCTTCGGCCGCTCGGCAGTCGGTGCCGCGCAGCCGTTCTTCGGGCAGGCCGCCGGCATGTCCGGCTTGACTGCCGCCGAGCCGCGCCTGCAGCAGGGCGCAGGCTACGTTGCCGGTAGCACTGGGCCTCTGGGCATTCAGATGGCGCAGCCCTATCTGGGTGCCGCCGGGCAGAGCGCGGCGACAACCGTCGGCCAGTACATGAACCCGTACACCGAGAACGTCGTCAACCGCATCGGCGAGCTTGGCACGCGCAGCCTGCGCGAGCAGGTGCTGCCGGGCATCGAGGGCGAGATGATCCGCGCCGGCCAGTTCGGCGGCACGCGGCAGGCTGAATTGATGGGCCGCGCCATTCGCGACGCCACTGAGGGCATCAGCGCACAGCAGGCGCAGGCGCTGCAGCAGGGCTTCGGTCAGGCGCAGCAGGCCGCGCAGACGGACCTCGCGCGTCAGGCACAGCTCGCCAGCACGGCGGGCGGCTTGGGCGGCGCGCAACAGCAGGCGCTGCTCGGCGCGGGTCGCGGCATGGCCGACATCGGCCAGACGTATGGCGCGCTCACGCAGGCGCAGCAGCAGTTGCTGGCGGACATTGGCCGCAGCACTGGTCAGTTGTACGGTCAGGACACGCAGGCGCAGCTCAGCGCGGCCAACCAGCTTGCCAACATCGCACAGCAGCGTCAGCAACAAGAGCTGGCGGGCGCAGGCGCGCTCGGCCAGATCGGCGCGCAGCAGCAGGCTCTGGCGCAACGCAACCTCGACATTGCTCGCTCTGACTTCCTTGAGCGTCAGGCGTATCCGCAGCAGCAGCTCGACGCGATGACCAAGACGATGCAGGGCGTGTCTTCCGGCATCCCGACGAAGACGGAGGAGTATGGCATCCAGCCGACGGGCTTCCAGCCTCAGTTGGCTCCCTCGACGGCGGCGCAAGTTGGAAGCGTGCTCACCGGAGGCGCAGCCCTCATCAAAGAAATTGCGAAGCCCTGAAGATTTAGGCGGAGGTTAGTATGTTTTACGATGGCGAGGAGGAGCAGCCCGTTAGCGGCCTTGGCGTGAGGGCGCAGCCAGTTCCGGCGGCGAAGGCAGTTCCGGCGGACAGCTATTCCGATCTCGCTGTCCGCATTCAGCAGCAGAGCGACGCCCGGAAGGCGTACTTTGACAAGTTGGCGGACCAACTGAAGGCCAAGCGCTACGCCCCGTCAGCGTCTGAGCGCCTCTTCGCCATATCTGCTGCCCTTGCCCAGCCGACCCGCGTGCCGGGTTTCGGCGGCGTACTGTCCAACGTCATGCCCGTCTTCCAGCAGTTCGAGAAGGACAAGCGCGCCGCCGAGGAGGCACGCGCCGCCGACATGCAGAAGCTGGGTCTGGCGCGTTTGGGTATGGGGGACGACGAGATTAGGACTGCGCTGGACTTG